CCACTTGCTCTTCCTCCAAATGTTTTTAATCTAGCACCATAAGGTCTTATGTTAGAGACATCCCATGTGGGAACTTGTCCTGAGTATAGTAAAGATAACAACTCTTTGTAGGCTTTCGCCCATCCTATTTTAGAATCAGCTACTTTAATAACAGTATCTGTAGGAAACAAATCTTCTGGAAGATCTGGTAGCTCGTTTATATATTGACGCTCTACACTAAAGCCAACACCAGTACCACACATAAGTATGTAAAGTGTCTCATCAAATGCACGAACATTATCTACAGCAACATAGCTACAGTTAAAACCTGCTACATTATCTTTTTCTAAAGCTAATCCTGCAGACATTAATGCTCTCATACTTGGCATAATGTTTAAGTACAGTACAGCTTTCTCTAAGTACTTTCTAGTTTCATCGAACTGTGGTTTACTTAGGTTATGATTTTCTTTTAAATGTTTTTCAAAGAAATCAAAGTATCGAGATACAGTTTCATCCCATGTTTCTCTGCGTTGATTCTCTTCATTCCATCTAGCGTATCTGCTCAGATGTATAAACTGTTGATAGTTAGTAGGTAGTTGTGTATTCATAGTGCGAAAGCCTCTGCAAGTTGTGTGGTTATTAATAAGAATGTTATAGAAGATAACATAAGGAAGATAACAGGCATAAGAGCATCACCAAGCTCTACCTCTACTTCTAATGTTCCATTAGTTCCGTTAGCCATAATTTGTACAATAAGATATAAAAAGCATATTAGACTTTGTGTTAGAGCAAGTCCTGCTAAAATTATTGCTGCTCTAATATCGGGAGTCCACATAAAGTATGCTCCTATAACCATTCCAAAGAAAGGTATCATATATAGTAATCTTCCTATCATTTTCTTGGATCCTCATTTAATCGTTTAGTTTCTTCACCATACAATATAATAGCATAGTGTATAAGTTTTAAAATATCTTTGAGATAACCTTGATCTTTTCTTTTGTATCTCATTGCATACTTCATTATATTGCCTAGACAAAATCCTTCTCCGTATCCTGAATCAAAGATCATATCTGTTGCTTGATACTTTTTATCTTTAGCATAGTGTTCTTTGTATGTACTCTTTATATAGTTAGAAAGAACTTCTATTGATTTATCTTCATTAAACTTGTACTTCATTTTTTAAACTCCTCTGGTAAAGTTTCTTCTGTGTACCATTTAAAATTATTTGCTTCTGCCCATTCAGCGTGTGTTCTTTTAGTACCGTCTTTCCTTTTGGTAGCTCCAGGCATAGGAGAAAAAGGTTTCTGAAAAAGGAATACAAGTTCCATTGTATCAGGTAACGATTCTCTAATCCATACATACTTACTATACTCTGCGTGATCCCAGAATCTTCCCTTTGCCTCTATAATAATTTTATCTTTAACAAAGTCTGGTTCATATTTTCTTTTTACAATGTACTCAATATAGTCTGAATGATGATCCCAATTCTTTAATACTCCTGTGTGGAGACTGTGTTCCCACTTACTGTCATATCCTTTAGGTACTCCTTTTTCTTTTGGTCTAGCTTTTCTTGGTTTTCTTCTAGCCATTACTTAACTGTTGAATCGTGCTTCTTAACAAGTTGCCAGTAAGTAAGAATACTGTTAAACATACCAACATGCCTAGAATGAGATTCTTTATCCCATATAAAAAATTTAATTGTTTCTATATTTTCTCTATCAATAAATATAGATATTCTTTCAGGATCTTCTACATTACAACCTTGTGCATAAGCTGAGAGTTGCATACCGTGATCATCAAATACTAATTTAGCAGGATCTTTATCTTCAATATTACTTTTAGTTTTAAAGTCTATGAAGATTCCTGATTCAGAATACAAATCAATCTTACCTCCGTATCCTTGTTTAGCACAGAAAGAATCTTCTGCTATCCATTTTTCTTTAGGATAGTTTTTATCTAACCACTTCTTAATTATCTTATAAGGTTTAGATTTAGTTCCTCCCAAGAATCCTTTCTCGATCATAGCGTGTATCTTTGTACCTTCTTTTGCTGCGTTTAATCCAATACTCTTAGCATCATTCTTACATCTATAAAGGAAAGCATTAAAACTTTCTTCCTCTAATCTCTCTAAAGTAATTGCAGATTTAAGAGCTTGTTCAATCTTCCAGTTCTCTAAAGAAGGTTTTGCTATCATTCCTATAATGGTAGTAACCGAAGGAACTAAACCTAATTGCTTTGCATCTCTTAGTGTTGTGTTTCTTTCTTTACCGTTTACACCTATAATCGTGTACATAGGCTCACCCTCTTGGGTATACCAATGCCCTGATTCAGATTTAAATTTACTAAAATTATCCTGTGGTTTCATAAGTCTTTCTCTAAATATTTGATAACTCTTTTTAAGGTATCAATGTTATCTTCAAATCTACCAAGAGCATTATTACAACTATTACAAATCCAACCTCTAAACTTTTCAGTTATGTGATTATGGTCTAGTACCCAAACAGAACGATCCTGCCATCTCCCATATTCTTTTAATTCTTTTTCTGTCTTATTACAACAAGGACATTTATAGTCATCAGTACAAGGAAAAGGATTATATTTTCTTAGTTCCTGTACAATCTTTCCGTTTCTATTTGTACACTCTCTACATATAGATCTTCTAGAAGTTCCGTCATTCTCTCTAAAAGGAAACTCAGAAGACTCTTTAAAAGTATCACACTTAATACATACATGTCCATCACTATCTTCATCAAGAGAAGTGCAGTCAAAGAGATGTAATTGATTAGTGCGTTTCACTCCAGTTTTCTCCTATCTTGTATTCTCCATCTAAAGGACAATTAAGATTTAATAAAGTAGATGTATCCTGTATAGCTTCAACACCTAGTTTTCCAACAGTCTCTGCTTGGTCTTCTCTAACTTCTATCTGCCATTCGTCGTGTATGTTGGCGACAAACTTTGCATCGAGATTTAATTCTTTTATTTTATTATACAGGAGAACAAGTGCTGTTTTCATAATGACTGCGCCTCCTCCCTGTAACAAAGTGTTTAATGCTGAGTAAACTTTTCTAATATGTATTACTCTACCGTCTAATGCTTTGACATACTTTCTTGTTTGTGCCGCTCTTTCAACAGCAGTTGTAAGATTTCCAAGCGAGGGTAGATTGCGGATAAAACTAGATCTAAGTGTTGCACCTGCTTTAGCATTTCCTCCAACCACGCTTCCAATTTTAGCATCTCCTGCTCCGTAGATGAGAGCGTAGATGAAAGTTTTTGCCTGACTTCGTGATCCAAGTCCAGCAAGACTTTGATTTGTTGAGTGAATATCTCCGTTGATGATTTCATTTACATACTCCTTGTTCTTCATATAATGTGCTAATACTCTTAATTCTAATCCAGACGCATCAATTCCTACTAGCTTGTATCCTTCTGGTACTGTCCAACATTCTCTACATTCTTTACCATAAGGTTTAGTAGAGCTTGGAGTTTGGGCTACGTTTGGATTTCTATGCGTCATTCTCCCTGTGATAGCTCCGTTGGAAATAACAAAGCCATGTACTCTGCTTTCTTTCGATAACTCTAGCCAAGAAGAAACTTGTGCTACTCTTTTCTGTAGCATCATAAACTCTGCAATGAGGGTAGCTTCTGGTATGTCTTTAACTTTCTCTAGTGTAGTCTCATCTACAATAGGCTGCCCGGTAGGTGTAAACTTGGTAGGTTTCCAACCGAAATCAATTAAGTATTCTCCGATTTGTTTGCGACTACCAAGATTAAAAGTAACCCACTTCTGCCTCATAAAAGGTTTGAAGTTATTTGTTTTAAGACACTTAGCCATTTCCTCATTAGTCAATCCTACTTTAGAAAGCGTACCATCTTTCCTTAACTTTGGAGTAACTAATTTATCGTCTACCCATTTAGGTTTAAATGTTTCGTGTACTTTCTTTTCTATCTCTGCCATCTTAGAATTAAGCTTTGCTGCAAGTAGCGTAGCTTTCTTTTCATCTAGCATAAATCCGTTTTGTTCCTGCTCTTTAACTATCTTGGCAACTGCGTGTTCAAGATCAATAGATTCCTGGCTAAAGTTTTCAACTTGTTCTAATAGCTTATAGTAAACATCTGCATTAAGTTCAACGTCCTGTATACAGTACTCTCCCATTTCTTCTGTGTACTCTTCCCAACTATCAGGCTGCTGTGCTTTTCTTTTATCAGCATCATTAGGGTAAAGAATGTATCCCCAATTTTCTAAACTGTGGCCACCAGTAAGAACTGGATTAACTAATCGAGAGACAACAAGAGTGTCTTCAATGTGATTGGTAAGGTTAAGATCAAAATGTTTTTTGAGAACCGGGATGTCAAAGCCTATGATGTTGTGTCCAATAAGAACATCTGCGCTTTCAATTAAGTCTGCTCCTTCTTGAAGTTTATCAGGAGGGAACAAATAAGTTCCCCCTCCGATAACTTTAGCAACGATACAATGGATAGTGTTGCCTTCAAGACCTTCTGTTTCTATATCAAAGATAACCTTTTTAAAACGGTGATGGGCTATTTTGTTGGGGAGAGAAATCAGATTCTGTTTCATATAGTCTTCCTGTGTCCGAATTATATTGTAGGCTACAAGCAAGTCCAGTATCCCCTGTATATCTAGACTTTAAAACTCTTACCCTTGTTGTGTTTGCTTCTTCTGGATCATCTGCCTGTTGATTTCTTTCAAGTGCTATAACACAATCAGAAAGCTGTGATATTCCTTGTGATCCTTTCAAATGAGATAGGGATACTTCGATACCTTGTTCGTGTCCTTTCTCTCCTGCTGCTCTTCTTAAATGAGAAACAAGAATCATACCTACTCCTGTTTCTTCTACAAGAGATCTAAGACGATTCATTAAACTATCAATTCCTCGTCTCTCATCTCCCTCTGTCATTACGTTTACTAGCATGTGTAGATGATCAACAACTACCCATTCACACTCGCAACCAACGATTATGTAACGTAACTTAGAAAATATTTCATCAATATTTGTTGCGCCAAGATGAGCATGGATAAATACTCTACCATCTTCTATCACATTGTCAAACATTTGTTCTAGTTCTTCATTAGAATATTTAGATCTTTTCTCAGATAAATAGATTCTATCGTTAGCTTCGATAGATACTATTCCATCTGCAGTTCTAAGCCAGTTCTCTTCTAGAGCTACAATGCCTACATTGTCTGTAGTGTTTTTAATTAGCCAATGTTCTAGTTCTCTAGTGACACTTGATTTACCTAAACCTGTGCCTCCAGTAAGAGTAACTAACTCTCCTTTGCGCATACCATATAGTTTTTTATTCAAGCCTTCCCACGGATAAGGAATACTTTCTTTGTCTTCACGCTGTAACCAATCATTCTTTTTACTAGATAACTCTAGGATACCTGATGGTGTGTATGTTTTAGATTCCCACCAAGCTTTAGTAAACTCTTCATACTTGCCTTGCTTGAGCATATCGTTAGCATCTTTATAGCCAGTAGGAAAAGACATAATCTTTGTTTTGTTTGGTTTTAATATTCTAGCAACTTCTCTTGCTGCCTTTTGTCCTGCATCATCATTATCAAATGCAAGTACTACATTTTCATAAGCCTCTACAAACTCTATGCTTTCTCTAATATCTTTTACAGCAGAGGCGCATCCGCGCTTGAGAGATACTACCGCCCATTTACCGCCAAACATTTCATAAACGGCCATAGCATCACACTCTCCTTCTGTGATTGTAAGATACTTACCGCCTGTGTTTCGATATAACTGTTCTCCAAATAAACCTGTGCCTTCAAAGTTACCGCCTGAGTAAAACCTTTTAGTATCAATCTCTCTAGTTTTAGTAGCGACTACTTCGTTATTGTTGTAGTAAGGATAGACATGTTTATTGTTGCTAGATAAAACTCCAAAAGCTTTAGCAGTTTTAAGACTGATCTTCCTATCATCAAGCGCGTTGTATGAGCCTTTATAGGAATAAAGAAAAGTATTTTTATCTGTAGGTAATGTGCTTACTGGAGGTGTGTAGGTGTTGTTTGTTTCTTTGCCTGATGTTCTTTTGTTACAACCAAAACAATATGTGTGTCCGTCATCATATAGTGTGTTGTTGTCTTTACTGCCACAGGCTTCGCATGGAATATGTTTTACAAATTTGCTTTCTGGTCTTGTCATTATTGTTCCCCAATATTTAAAAGAAAGTCTAGATACCTCACCAAAACAAGAGTCTAAGGAGTATTAAATGAGGTATCTAGGATAACGATGATTATTTGTTTGATTTCACTTCTTCTTCGTTAGCTTCCTCCTTTGTAGTTGGAGCATCACTATTTACTATATCAACAATCTTGCTAGTAAAATAGTTTAGCCCTGCTTGTACCTCTTCGAGATCAAGCGTTAGGTTTACTTTCTTTTGATTTAGTCTTTGAACTCTGCCAAAAACTCCTTGTGCTTCTTCGGGTAGATCCTCTACGAATATCTGCACATCATCAATAGTGATAAAAGGTTTATCTTCTTGTGTCATTAGAAGTCTCCTTCGTCATACATTCCTGCGCCATCAGGCTCTACATACTCTACCAAGTCAATAAGCTGTATTGCTTTTAAGTCTCTGCCTTTACCTGACTTGCCATTGTATTCCCACGAATATTCTCCGTATTGGACTTTGACTGTTGAGCCATTACCAATCTTCGGAAGTGTATCTACTCGTTGCCTGTCTTCGTTGATAAGAACTGGTCTAGGATTTTGTCCGCCACCTTTCTTATTAACATTGCGCTTAAAGTTTACGAATCTACCGTAATCTTTTTCTTTAACAGGATGTCCTCTGTTTTCAAAATCAGCTAGAGTTTCATCATCTAATACAAGATTAACTTCCCATTTGTGATCAAAGGTAGTATTTGGAGTTGTTACACTAGCGTAATAGGCGCGACCTGTAACTTCGCCAACACCACTTGCAGGATTAAAATTATTTTCTGCCATTTTTTTTACCTCGTTTATGTTACATTTAAATTGAAAGACATTTCACAATTAGATTGTAAGCTATCTTTAGCTACAAATTTTAACTGAGAAACATACGATTGTACAGCTTTTTCTAATCTATTTGGCGCATTATTTGAATTAACATTTGATATAACTGCAGTACCATTATCAACATCAAAAGAAACAACAAGCGTGTAATCTCCTCTGCGTCTTTCCCTGTCTACTGCTTTCTGTATAACAGAAGTTTTATTCTGTGCGCCTGACATTAATTCATAGGCACATTGTTCTTCTTTTCTATAGGATTCGATAGCCATTGAGCCTCTTAAAGTATCCAGAGCCTGTGGAGTTTCAATCGGCTCTTCAATTATATCCTGTGTTTGTTGAAGAAGTTCTATCTCCTGTAAAAGAAAGTTTAATTTTTCTTCTAGGATTTGATTGTTAGAATTGTTTTTATTTACCATGTCGTTCAACCCTTCCATATCTTCGTTCAACTTTGAGATAAACTCTTCGATACTTTTCCGGGACATCTTAACTTCATATTCAAAAAAGCGTTTGTTGTCCTCAATAGTTATGTAAGCGTTCCGTAGTTCATTACTTGAGATTGCTTGTGCTGTCCTGGCTCTGACTTCCTGAATAGATTTTTCTATATCAGAGATCATAGAGTTAGCATAGCGGATTGACAACTCGTTGTCCTCAAGTCTATTTATAACGTGATTGCTAAAAAGATTTGCTCCAAATCCTACAATAATAAGTGTTACTACAACTGTTAAAAAATTATTTCTCATAATACCTCCTTCGTTAAATGTTCCAGTTTAACTTCCCTTTATTCTTTGCTCTCCAATCTTCGTAATACTGAGACAATTCAGCAAACGAATTAATATGAGGATACTTTTTCAAGTATTTCATAATCCATTTGGGAGTCATAAAAGACAGATACATAGTTCGATTAGCCATGTAATAATCCTGAGTAGGTGCTAATTGATCTATATTGTCTATAGAGACTTGTGCTGCTTCATCTTCGCTTAACAGAGTCTTTAGCCATTCTACTTGTAGTGGCTTTATTCTTTTTCTTAATGCTTTAACTTTCTTTGCGTTCAATAGTTTCTCCAGATCTATATAGGATTATAAAAGAAGTGAGAGGGGATTGTCAAACTCCCCATATCACAATTCCTAAAATTAATATTATCCAAACAGATAATGGTAATGCTTTGATAAAATTTTCTTTGTCTTTATCTTTCATAAATATATACATCATATCTAACTGCATCTTCGAGTCTACACTCTTGCCAGTTTATAAATCCGTTTGGGCTTGTGTACTTATGTAGATTAGGATTCTTTTCTCCAAAGCGTCCATGTAGTTTTACATAAAGTTTTTTGGATAAATATTTATTAACAAACTTAACAGCGTTTCTAACTCCTTCGAGTTTGTATTCACCCATAGTGTCTCCTTTATGCACAGTCATTACATATCTGTCTGTTCTTTTCTTCTTCATTTTATTTTACTCCTTCTAGTAAGTTCATTCAGTATTTTAGTTTTAAGTTTAGGTTTAGTTCTTTCTTGATTATAAAGTTCTATTAGTTCATCTTTAGATACTCCTTTAATATAGTAATGTTTAATAGTAGTTTTTTTAGTTTGTCTATCATAGCTTTTGCTACTAGGTTTTAATTTTGTCGGCATTTGTTTTCCTTATTCTTTCGAGTTCACAAGAGCTACAATAATATATCCAACCTTCAAGCGTTCCATGTTTTATTGTTGCTACCTTTGAACAGTTATGGCATTTCATTTTTTCAAAGCTCTGGCCATGCTATCCCAACCTTCAATATCTTTTTTCAATTCCTGGAATAGAGGTTCTCTCAAGTCTTTAAGTAACTCCATAGCAAATTCAAGTTCTGCTATTGGCATTTCGTTTACATCATTCTCAATAGCCCATAGCGTTCCTTTGATTGCTCCGTAGATAAAATCTATCTTTTCTATTTTATTCATCTACACCTCCTCTATGTCAAAGTCTATGTGCCTACTTTCAGTAGCTAAATGATTTTCAAACCAAGCCTTCGCACTCTCTACATCTATATCCATTACTTCTGCTGTATAACTCGCAGTAAATGTAAAACCTTGTTCTTTTTCTTCCATATCTATTCTCCTTCGTTCAATCAAGTAATACCATATACGCATCAGGTTCGTGTTTAATAAACCAATCTAAACCTTTGCGCATTGTATCGTAATCATTAAAAAGTTCAGCACCCATAATGCTATCGTAAACTGCAACAGCATCAGCAGGTATTGTTATTTTTTCACCAGTAAATCTATTGGCTACTTCAACAGGTTTTGTATCTATCACTCTGCAATCAAAAGGTAATTCACGCTTTGCCATTTTCTATTCTCCTATTTCTTTCTGCATTTAAGTTCACAACATTATCTACTTCTTCTGAATAAATCTCTGCTTCATCGTGAGAAAATTCCCAATCTTGTTCTTCCATATAACCCATTTCTTCGGCATCTTCCCAATTCTCTGCCTCAACAAAACATTCCTCTATTGTGACAGTTCTTCTTTCCAATCTAAATTCTTTTAATTTACTCATCTGTATACTCCGTTAGTTCTTTAGCTAATCCGTTTAATCTACTTGAAATCCAATACAGTTCTTTGTCGCTTTTTCGTCCTAGTTCTTGCTTTAAAGTTTTTTTATCTCTTGCAAGTACTTTAAATGCTCTAACAAAATGAACAATATCCATATCAAGAATATTTATATTTTCCCCCTTTGATGATTCATATTCAAAAGATTCCTGTATATCAAAAGGTGCTTTTCTTTCTTCGCACATCTGATTAATCTCTAGTAGTTTTTTAAGTTTCATTTGTACTCCTTAGTGTTGTTAAAAATTATGGGTAGTTTTGATAGAGCAGACTACCAACTGCTGTTATGTTTACCTCAACAATGTCCACGAACAGGAAGTGCATTGTATTCTTCCGTATCCTTTTGGTAAACTCTCCTCTCTTTTTGTTTTATGCCTTTCAAAATATGAGCAACCACATCTACAGTCCACCCATTGCCTAACATTTTATATCTCTGAGTATTCGATACTCCTTCTGTGTATCCGTCTGGTACTGTTTGCAATCTCTCACACTCAAGAGGTGTTAGTTTTCTCCAAGTCAACTCATCAACAATTACTTTAGGTTCTCTATGACCACCACCCATTGTTGTAAGCGTTGGTGCTTTGCCTTTCCTACTGTAAACTCTTTTGATTATGTCGTGTCCTTTTAAGTCTGCCTCGCCTACTTGGATACAACCGCTAACAACTACATTATCTTTTTGAACAGTAGTAAGTGAGTTTGTTTTATCATCAGGTCGGAGTTCTAATTGTTGTTGAATCTTTCCATCTTTATCATAGCGACCACGAATAGCACCGCCTTTTTTTACAAGGTAATTATTGTATTGCCAAGATGAAGAAGTTAATGAAGGAGTTTTTCCTTTTTCCACAGATGAAGAAGTAACTCCGCCTTTATTATATCCTCTTGGTAATTGATAAATAGCTACATCATTATTGAATACTAATTGCCTTCTGTGTTTCTCAAAGTAACTTTTAAGATTGCCACCCTTAAAGTAATTAGCATCAAGGCAATGTGATTTCTCTCTGTCTGTTACTCCGTCCTCTAGAATATCAGCAAGTATAATTCCTTTATCTTTAGGCATATCAAAAGGTATGTTAGTCCAATAAAGTCTGTGACGATTCTGTGCGCTCACTAAGTTCGAATTAATAGCTATGGGTTCAACCCCAAGATACTCGCTGATAACATCTTGGCTTTCCTTTTTCATTCGGACATTTTCAAGTAAGAAATATTTTGGCTTGAGAATCTTTAAGACTCTGACGAAATCAAAGAACAGTTTAGATCGGGGATCTTCAAAGTTTAAATTCTTTCCTGCAAAACTAAATCCCTGACAAGGTGAGCCACCCATAACAAGATCAATGCCTATGTGTTTTCTAATGACTTCTAATCTAGCGTCTTCAAGTTTAGTTATGTCTCCCATTTGTATTGTGAATGGGAAGTTCTTTTTAGTTACTTTGATTGCCCATTTATCAATCTCACTAGCATGGTAAATACCTATTGGTACACCTGCTTTTTTCAATGCCAACTGACCGCAAGACATTCCATCAAATAATGAGAATACATTTATTGCCTCCATACTTCCTCCTTTACATAAGTTAAACAATCATTGTCTATTAATTCTTGTAAATAATTATAGACTTCTGAATCATTTACTTCGTAATTATTTTTAAGATTATCAAACTCTAATTCTATAATTACTTTAGTCATTACTTTAGTCATTATTTATCTTCTCTCCAACATTGAGAAGGGTACTCTGTAGCTACCTTCGTTTTCAATATCAACAACTGCTTTCTTGATTGCAACTTTAGTAACAACTCCTTTTGATCGTTTAGTTTTTTGAACAACCCATACTTCATCACCCACATTAATTTTTGACTTAGCGTTCAATGTCATTGTGTCGTGGATAAGATCAATCAATCCGTTGTAATCGTCAATAGAAAAGTTAGAGTTATAAATTTCTGTTCTGAGTTCGTGTATTTGCATTTTAATATCTCCTTAGTTTTATTAGTTAATTTTAATTTAAATTGTGACTGAGTGCAAATTTATTTTATGCGTTCAATCATTCGTTCAACCTCGTTCAATCCTGTTTTTCATAGTCCTTCCAATCGTAGCCACGATTTGCATAGTGATAAAAACTTGTTCGAAGGTGGCCATCTTCATCTATAAATTGTGCTGTAAACTGAACACTTAATAGGCTTTTAACCTCTGCCACATACCAAGATTTTTGTTCAGCATAAGTAACTAACACTTTGTTTGTCTTGGGTTTTCTTGATTGTTTCATTGTGTTAAACCTCTCTCTCTTAATACTGTTCTTATTCTCTGACCATGCGAAGGATAAACAACAACTTTGATTTTCTTATCCCAACAATGTCTGCAAGATTTACATTGTCCTTCTTGATCTTGAGCGTTGCATTTCATAAATGATTTAGGCAAAGATTTGATATGGAAGTTTGGCGCAATGGTGCTAGTGTTTTTTCCTGTGACTGTGTGACCAACTACAGAATCAGAAGAGAATCTAACAACGACATTTGGCAATGCGTTCAATCGTTCAATCACATTATCAAACTTTGGGAATTTGTATTGTCTGGTAGGAATCCAATGCTTACAATGTGGAGTCGCCTTGCATATCTCATAAATTTTTTCAGCTAGTTTTAAATGGTACATATCGCCACTATCAAACCACCTGAAATATCTGCAGTTCAAATCTATATATTCTATCATTTCATCTGCAAAGTTTTTTCTCTTCCAGTCTTCCTGATTATGTTGCCTAACTTTTTTTACATTTGAGAATCTATAGTTCCCTTCTCTGGCATAACAACCCTTACACGCGTCTACATAATTTCCTTTACTATCGAATGACGCGGGACAACTTCCGCCCTCGCTTGGATGTCCCGCTTGAGTAGACCAAGAAAAGATACTCCCCATTTTTTTAGTGTTAGATATTTTAATCATAATCTGGATTACCTCCACCCCAAGCACAATTACAACAACAGGATTCTAAATAATCTTCACAATCTAAACAGATTAAAAAATCTGCGTGTTTAACATTTATATAATAATCAATCCAATCATATACATTTTCTAATGTTTCATTTTTTTTGGGGATTTTATATTCTATTAAAAGTTCAACCATATTTTGTAGTTCTGTGTTCATTCGTATTGCTCCCAAATTTGGTGGTAGATTTCTTCAACGAATTTATCAAATTTTGGCGCGTTCCTTTCTTCTAAATCTGGATGAAGTTTTGTTGCTATCTCATACGCTTTTTCATAAGTGATTTCATTCATCATTTCGTTTATATCATCTGGTGAGTACATTCGTTCAATCCTCCGTTAGACTGTTATTAAATCTGTATGAAAATAATCTTTGTCACATTCTTCGCAGTAGTACCAATCGCCACTTTTACTGCTTATCATTTCTTCTTCACATTCAGGACATTCATCACAAAAACTTTCATATAAATCTGGCATTACTCAACCCCCCTCTTCAAATTATTATATTCATAATCATAAGCTAACATTACATCTTCCCAATGATACTCCCAAGTCGGATAAACTTTTTCCATAAATGAGATTGCGTCATCATACCCAATACGATCAACCATTTTATAAAACATATTGAGCAAGTATAAAAAATCGTATTTATCAAAATTGGATTTCATCTAGCAACCCCTCCTCATAATCTGCTTGGTGCTGTTGTTGGTTTTTAAGTTCTTGTTCTTCTCTCATTCTTTGTTCGAGTTTCTTGGCAGTATCCCAACCGCCAATTTCTATAATTTTCGCTATTAGTTCATCAGACATATTACTTCCCTCCCATCTTCAAGTTTCTTGGCAGTATCCCCATATCTTTTAAGTATTTAATTAATTGTAGTCTGCTCATTACCCCTCTCTTGTGAGCAATAATTAGACTTTCTATTTCTAGTTTTCTATATTCTTGATCTAATTTATTGGGCATTTTTATAAACTCCATGTGTTGTTGAAAGATATATTTTTTACTTGTATTTCTTGCTTGGTTTCTTTGTGGAAAAAATAGTCTACAAGACGAGCCGAGTTAATATAGATTAATTTTTTCCTATCGTGTCCTTGTCGCTCTGCGTTATCAAATACTCTTTTTATGTTTGCTTTTTTAAATCTCATTTAATATCTCCACATATTGCAAATCTGTCCACCCATCACGATCAAAAGGAAGTTTATATATAGAGTTATATATTTTTTCTAGTTTCTTTTCATCTGTTATTGCTTTTTTATATGTTGTGAAAATATCCCATCTTGCGTTAGTCAATGCAGAATGTTCATCTCCCATCGCAATATCATCTGATTCTAAAATCATATTGTTATATATAATTTCATATCGATATTTTCCCTTGCTTTCTATTGGCTCAAATTCACTCCATAAAATTTGATCTCCTTCTGAAAGATTATAAAAGTAAATAAAATCTTCATCTGGTGTTTGTGAGTAGATGTTGATTGTATAATCAAAAAAGTTTTCTGTATATTCAAGCATTATTTATCCTCCTTTAATAAATATAATTTTAATGCTTTATCTCTAATAAATTCTTCTTTTATTTTATTTTTATAAACTGCAAAATCTTTAATTAAATTTTTATGCTGATGCCCGGCCTCTGTATTTACAATATCCATTATTTCTTTTTCTGTCATTGTTATAAGTTTTTTATTTATAACATTTATTAATCTTGATATTGTTCTAGCTGATTCTTCAATTCTAGATTCAATTACTTTTTGCATACGCTTATTATTAATTTTTATCATTTTAAATCCTTTGTTTCGTTTCTAATAATTTTTTTGGATTCTGCTCGGACTTTCCTTTCTGCTGTTCGCTTTCTCCAAGTTCCAAGATGTTTATTATAAAATGGTATTGCTACTTTATTTTTTCTTGATGCCATCTTAAACCCCCTTAAATATATTTAATAGTATAGCTTATTTTTGTGACTGAGTACAAGCATAATCATATATAAAATATAGATTTATTTATATATATTTGTGACAAACGAAAGACCAACAGACACATTTTCCAGGGGAAGTCAAGAAATATTTTCATATTTAAGAAAAAAAATTTTCTCGCTATCGCTCGGAATAATGCCCTCGTCTTTGCAGACTTCGGTTACTCTTTCGTCTTTGCAGACTCAGAGCATTATTTATTTCTTGGCATAATCTGATGGATAACTTTAATCGCTAAAGCTCAACTGGGATTTTTGAGAATCCCATTCTCGCTGATTAGCTCTACAAAGTTACCCACAAATTACACCCAGATTTTGTCGCTAATTTTAATAATAAAAAATAATAAATTACCACCCCGCTAAACTTACTTTGCAGATACAGTAGTATGAAATGAGATGATGGGGAAATGGTAGGTAAATCAAATAGATAGGTTATCTATAAGGGTAATCTAGCCCTGTTAAGTCTTCGGAGTCTGTTGAGTTTCGAGTAGGGAATAGACACTTTACAGTCTCTTATTTCCCTGTCAACTAGATTAGTTTCTTTATTCGGGGTGTTTATGTTCTCCTGGGCCTCCTTAGATCTTCAAAGACTATGAAGTTCCTACAGGATAAAGAGTCTTCCGAGTTTACGAGGGCATTAGTTCTGCTCTTGAGTCTATGAAGATCTATGGGGACGCAGGAGACCATGCCACCCCTCCCTATATATATACAATACTCATACATTTTGGGGAAATTTAGGGTATAAACCAGTTACTATAAAAATTCAACGCGAGTCTCCTTAGTCTCTAAAGACTCTAAAGAGCTATATAGTCTATGGGGAATAGGTGGGGGATATACTAATGCAACCCTGGGGGTTTGGATTACTTTAGTATATAGTTCAGATTGCCACTTGTCAAGCATTATCGTAAAAAACTTGACAAATCTGCAGGGGACTATATACTATTCTACTATGGCAGTTTTAAATAACATAGAAAAAACAGAGAGAAAACGAGAACTAACAGAAAAACAACAGTCTTTTCTTAAACATCTCGTAGAAACTCAAGGGGATGCAAAGAAAGCAGCAGAACTTGCTGGTTATTCTTCTCCGCATCACCATGTTGTTAAGAGTTTGAAGTCTGAAATACTGGAGCTAACTAAAGAAGTACTAGCCACATCAGCTCCTAAAGCAGCTTTCAAGCTCGTAGAGATTATGGAGTCTAAGAGGCCAGTAGTTCAAGCTAATAATAAACTTGCAGCTGCCACCACTTTACTTGATAGAGTAGGTGTATCGAAGGTAGATAAGGTTGATGTGAACCATAACGTAGGGGGAGGTATCTTCTTAATGCCAGATAAAGCTCCCATTGAAATAGATCAAGAGCATTATACTGTTATTGAACAAGAGGAATAATACTATGGATTTTCTAATCATATCTTTATTTGTAATTGTAGTTGCTGCAGTTGTAATAAAAAGAAAGAAACCTGAACTATGGGAAAAAATTAGATCTAAAATGCCTCTATGAGAAGTAAAGGTAGAGACAGTCTGTTTAAAAGACAAGCAAAGAAACAACAGAAGTATAACTTTAAACAACGTAAAGAACAGCTAAAATATAAGGAAGCGTTTTCGCAAATGAGGAAGTATGGCCGTCAAAAGAAGTAAAAAGAAGAAATCAACAGTCAACAAAGCAGGTAACTACACTAAGCCTACTATGAGAAAAAGATTGTTTGAAAGAATCAAAGCAGGTTCTAAAGGTGGTCGTCCCGGACAATGGAGTGCCAGGAAAGCTCAGATGTTAGCTAAACAATACAAAGCAAAAGGTGGAGGGTACAAATAATGCCAATGGGAAAAGGTACATACGGTAGTCAAAAAGGCAGACCGAAAAAACGAGAAAAAATGATGGGCGGTGGAATGTACGGTTCTAAACGCAAGAAGATGATGGGCGGAGGTATGTATGGCTCAAAGCGTAAGAAAATGATGGGCGGTGGAGCAGTTGATTACAAATCAATACAAGATATGGAGAAGATGTAATGGCTAAAGGAGTTAAACATTACTTTAGAGATGGTACTGAGTTTAAAGGTAACACACATAAAATGCCTAATGGTGAGTTACATTCCAATAAGACTCATACTAAAACAAGTAAAAGACTTTATCACTTTAATCAGTTAAGTAAAACTGCAAAGAAAAAAGCAAAGAAAAATGCCTGATCCAAAAAAAGGTACAGGTAAAAAACCTAAAGGTAGTGGCAGAAGATTATATACGGATGAAAATCCTAAAGATACTGTCAGTATTAAGTTTGCAACTGTAAAAGATGCAAGAGCTACTGTTGCTAAAGTAAAGCGTATAAAGAAACCCTTTGCTAGAAAAATACAAATACTTACTGTTCTTGAACAAAGAGCTAAAGTTGCAGGTAAACCTCAACAAGCTTTGATCGCTAAGAAAGGTAAAGAAGCAATAAGGAAAAAGCATGGCACTAAAAAAAAGTCAAAGAAGTCTTAAAAAATGGACTAAACAGAAATGGAGAACTCCAAGCGGTAAGAAGTCTTCTGAAACTGGAGAGGTATATGCTCCTTCTGCCAAGATTAAAAAACTTAAATCTACTGCTGCAGGTAGAAGAAAACTAGCAGCGGCTAATAAAAAGAAAAGAGCTGCAACTGCTGCAGGGAAGCAACACGCTAGACACGGACTGCATAAGAAGAAAAGCAAAAAAAGGAAAAAGAAATAATGGCTAAAAAAAGAGATCCAAGACTTGCTAGAGCAGGAGTATCTGGTTTTAATAAACCAAAACGTACTCCTAATCATCCTACTAAATCACATGTGGTTGTAGCTAAAGTTGGAGATAAAATAAAAACTATTCGCTTTGGCCAACAAGGAGTAAAAGGAGCAGGGAAGAATCCAAAGAGTAAAAAAGATAAAGCTAGAAAAAGAAGTTACTATGCAAGACATAATGCACAGGACGCTAATCCTAGTAAACTAAGCGCAAGATACTGGTCGCATAAGGTTAAGTGGTGAGTAGTCTTGGCGGATTGTTTATGCAACTAAAAGATATGGGTATGTTAATTCCAGATGAATATGTCAGACGAACCTCTTCTACTGTGCCTTTTGGTTATGAGTTGTCTCCTGTTGATGGTTACTTAAAACCTATACCTTCTGAACTTAGTGTACTTAAAGAGGTTGCAGAAGCTGTAAATAAAGATGAAATAAGTCTAGGTATTGGAGTCGATTGGTTAGAAGCTGAGACAGGCAGAAAGATCAGTCGTATGGGCTTAAAGAAACATGTAGATAAAGTATATGGAAGATTGGGAAAAAAATCCAAATAAATACTTGACAGATGCTCAAGGGAACTATATACTAAAGAAGGACGGAACTCCACAAAAAAAACGTGGTAGACCAAAAAATTCTGAGTTATCAGACGTTAGAGCAGCGTTACATGCTCAGAAGGCTTTAAAGAAAAAGAACTCTAAAGTAACAAAGTTGCGGAGATCTTTAAAAAAAGCAGAAAAAGAGTTAGATAAAAGTAAAAAAGTTTTAACATCTAATGTTATTACTGAAGCAGAAAGTAAACAATTACCAGATGCTATACAAAAACATTTAGATGACACAGGTTCTTATGTTGAGTTTATGCCCAACGAAGGGCCACAGAAAGATTTTTTAGCTGCACCAGAAAAGGATGTCTTATATGGTGGAGCTGCTGGTGGCGGTAAAAGCTATGCAATGCTAATAGATCCTTTAAGATCTTGCCACATTCCAGTACACAGAGCGTTGATTCTTAGAAGGTCAATGCCTGAATTAAGAGAATTAATAGATAAGTCGAGAGAACTTTATCCTAAAGCTTTTAAAGGAGCAAAGTTTAAAGAAGTAGAAAAACTCTGGAACTTTCCTAGCGGAGCAAAGATAGAGTTTGGATTCTTAGAAAGAGACTCGGATGTTTATCGTTATCAAGGACAAGCATACAGTTGGATAGGCTTTGATGAGATAACACACCTTCCAACAGAGTTTGGTTGGAACTATCTAGCGTCTAGATTAAGAACTACAGATCCTAATCTTAAAACTTATCTTAGATGTACAGCAAACCCAGGTGGAGTGGGTGCGCATTGGGTAAAGAAAAGATATGTATTGCCATCGGAGTCTAATAAAGCTTTTATAGGACACGATGGACTTACAAGAAAATTTATCCCTGCTAGATTACAGGATAACCCTTATCTAGCTGAAGATGGTGAATATGAAAGGATGCTTAACTCGCTTCCTGCTGTTCAACGCAAACAGTTACTTGAAGGTAATTGGGATATTGCAGAGGGAGCAGCGTTTGCAGAGTTTGAAAGAGAAACACATATTATAGCTCCTTTTGAAATACCGTCTTGGTGGGAAAGAATAAAAGGCATAGATTATGGATATGCCGCAGAAAGTTGTTGTTTATGGGCTGCCGTTGATCCCGAAGACAAGACCATCATAATATATAGAGAACTCTACCAGAAAGGTCTTACAGGGAAAGCGTTAGCTGATAAAATAACATATATGGAAGAAAGTGAAGTTAAGTCTATACCAGGAGTATTAGATACTGCTGCATGGGCTAGAACAGGTTATTCAGGGCCTACTATTGGAGAAACACTTGTCAATGCAGGTCATAAGTTAAGAAGGGCAGATAAAAACAGAGTTGCAGGTAAAGTTCAGATACACGAACATTTAAGAAAGCGACACGAAGGAAGACCAAGACTACAGATTGTAAGTAGTTGTACTAATTTAATTAGAGAGTTACAAGGTATTCCATTATCTAAAACTAATTCAGAAGATGTAGATACTAAGGCTTCTGATCACGCTTATGATGCGCTACGTTATTTATTAATGAGCAGACCAAGAGTTGATCATCCGTATGACAGAAGGTTAAGAATACAAAGTGATATTTATAAACCGTCAGACTCAACATTTGGATATTAGTAAATGGCAGAAAAAGAAAATACATTTTTAAACGCTGATAACATCTACGAAGAAGTCGAAGGCGAAACAGGCAGTATTTTAAAACTTGAAGAAGATCAACAATCTAATCTAGTAGGAATAATAAAATCTAGATTTGCTCAAGCCGAAGACAAAAGAGATATGGATGAGCGCAGATGGTTAAGAGCATATGAAAACTATCGTGGAATGTATAGCAACTCTGTTAAGTTTAGAGAGTCTGAAAAGTCTAGAATATTTGTAAAGGTTACAAAAACAAAAGTACTTGCTGCATTTGGTCAGCTTGTAGATGTTATATTTGGAACTGGTAAGTTTCCTATAGGTGTTACAGAAACTAAAATCCCTGAAGGTGAATTTGGAGCAGCGCATTTAGATACAGCTAATCCACAACCGGGAATGGAAACATCTCTTCCTGATAACATAGGTAATCGTTTAGAAGATCCTCCTCAAGAAGAAAATCCTTATGATGTAGGATACGAAGGAGACGGTAGAACTCTAAAAGCTGGAGCTACTTTTGGTAAAGGAATCTTCACAGACTCTGTAGAAGATCAAGCTGACGATATGCTAGTGGAAGGATATAGCCCTGATCCTAGTAAGTTAGAATTAAATCCTGCACAAAAAGCTGCAAGAAGAATGGAAAAACTTATCCACGATCAAATAGAAGAATCGAGTGGATCTTCCGAAATAAGAAACGCTTTATTAGAATCTGCTATGTTAGGCACAGGTCTTGTTAAAGGGCCTTTTAATTTTAATAAAAAGTTACATAAGTGGGAAGAAACGGAAGAAGGTGAAAGAAAATATAATCCTTTAGAAGTTAGAGTACCTAGAATAGAATTTGTAAGTTGTTGGGATTTTTATCCTGATCCTGCAGCAACTAATATGGAAGAGTGTGAGTTTGTAATACACCGCCATAAAATGAATCGTAGTCAGCTTAGACAGCTACGCAACATGCCTTACTTTGATGAAGATGCAATTAGAGATTGTCTACAAATGGGGCCTAACTACGAAGAAAAAGATTTTGAAAGTAAATTAAAAGATGATTCCAGAGGTAGTGAAGACTATCAAGGGAACTACGAAGTTCTAGAATATTGGGGAATAATGGATGCGGAGTATGCTAGAGAAGTAGGCATTGATCTCCCTGATGATATTGATGATTTAGATGAAGTACAGATAAATGCTTGGATAACTGGTAATAAATTATTACGAGCAGTAATAAACCCATTTACTCCTTATCGTATTCCTTATCACGCTTTTCCATACGAAAGAAACCCTTACAACTTTTTTGGTATCGGTGTAGCTGAGAATATGGACGATAGCCAACAAGTGATGAATGGTCACGCAAGAATGGCAGTAGATAACTTAGCTCTATCAGGCTCTGTAGTCTTTGATATTGATGAGTCTGCTTTAGTAGGCGGACAGTCAATGGAGATATATCCGGGAAAAATATTCCGCAGACAAGCAGGGATGCCCGGACAAGCAATACACGGATTAAAGTTTCCAAACACATCTAATGAAAATATGATGATGTTTGACAAGTTTAGACAACTTGCAGATGAACAAACAGGAATACCATCATACTCGCACGGACAAACAGGTGTTCAGAGTATGACAAGGACAGCTTCTGGAATGTCAATGCTATTAGGTGCAGCGAGTTTAAATATTAAAACTGTTGTTAAAAACCTAGATGACTTTTTATTGAAGCCTTTGGGGGAAGCTTACTTTCAATGGAACATGCAGTTCTTTGAAGGTGATATGGATGTTAAAGGCGATTTAGAAATAAATGCTTCTGGAACAAACAGTCTTATGCAGAAAGAAGTAAGATCACAAAGATTAACTATGTTCTTACAAACTGCACAAAGCCCTGCTATTGCTCCTTTTGTTAAAATTTCTAAGTTAATAAGTGAACTAGCCTATAGCTTAGATTTAGATCCTGATGAAATACTCAACGATCCTGAAGAAGCAGCTATTATGGCTCAAATAATAGGTATGCAAAATGCTGGACAAAACACAGGCGAAGAAGCTCAACTCTCTAGTGAACCACAAACAATGGAAGGAGCTGGAGGAGTACCTCAAGCACCTCAAGAACTTGGAGTTACAGGTACTGGCGGTGGCAACATCGGAACTGGAAATATACCGCAGCCAGGGGAGGATCAATTCTCTGGAACGATTAATCCAACTTCGTAGTACAGTTAAACAAGTATTAAGTTATATAAGGTAATTATGGCAAAGAAAAATAAAAAAGATAAAAAGATTGTTGGAGTAGCTGTATCTGTAGCTCCTGTTGTAGAAGAAAAAGACAAGAACAAAAGATATGGTATGAAAGAAGGTGGTAAGGGAATAGAAGCTCTAAGAAAAGTTGCTCCAGAGGTTGTAGAGCGAATGGGCTATGAAGAAGGCGGAGACATAGACACTCAAATGGCTATGATGATGCCTACAAAAGAAGAGCCTATGATGAAAGAGCAAGAACAGGATATGATGCCTGACGAACAAATGGAAGATGAATATTTAGATTTTATTATAGATCAATCTTTATCTCCAGAAGAAGAAACAACATTAATGACTAAATTAGAAGCTGATCCAGAACTAAGCGTAATGTTTGATAAAGTTATGGATACAGCTATGGAATTCGCAGGATCAGGGCCAGTTGAAGGCCCAGGTTCTGGAGTCTCCGATTCGATACCTGCACGGTTATCGGATGGTGAGTTTGTCTTTACAGCAAAAGCTACAGAGCAAATAGGCGCGGACAGATTACAAAGTATGATGGAAGATGCTGAAGCTGAAGCAGATGCTATGAGACAGGATATGCAGATGGGTGGTGAAGTAGAAGAAAAACCTAAAGTAGATAGATTTGGAAAGCCTATTGATGAAGATATAGCTGAAGATGAAATCAAAAAAGGTATGATGTCTGTAAACCCTCGTATGCAATAAACGATAAAGCTACCTTAGTTTACTAAGCCCTTTATCACAACATTAACCGAAAGGCTACCTTTACAAAAACAAACCCTGCTATGCGCATAAGCAGCTACTTTGTTTAGAAAGCCCTGAGTAGGAGTAAGATATGGCAACACAAGCGAAAGACGCTAATCCTTATAACGCTAAAAAGGAATGGCATAAGCAAGACCAAAAACAATTTGTATCTGCTGATGATGGTTTATTTTTTCAAGAACCTCAACCACAAGAAGAAGTTCAAGAAGAAGTTAAAGAAT